ACTCCTCACAGAGGTAGGTGACCTCCTCCTGGGGGATAGCAGGCTGGGGTGCCTTCTTCGGCTCAGCCTTTGGAGCCTGTCTCTCCTCCTGTGCGGTGTATTTCGTCCGATCCGCCTGCCAGTAAACATCGGCTGCCACGCCCAGCAGCTTGCAGCATACGCTGATGGCGTCCGTGTAGGCCATCTTGAAGGCCTCGTCATTGGTTACCAGGTTGCCGCGCTCCGTGTTCACCAGCATGGAACCTCCGACGCCTTCGATGCCGTCACTCCACTCGCCATCAACCTTGATCTTCAGCTCCATGGAGCACCAGGCAGCCACTTCTCCACCGGCGCCGGGCTCCGTCCAATACTTAACGTTGCACGGTTTCCAACCAATGCCGCAGGGCCCGAACAGCTCCGTCAGCACCTTGATTCTCCAGACCGGGTTGATGTCAGACTTTCCTTTGAGCTTGCCGGCCTGGATGGTTCTCAGTGCGTTGTCAGGACATTTTCTGAACCTCTCGTAGATGTGCATGTTGTCCATCACTTACCCTCCTTTACCTGGAAGACCGGATCGGTTTCAACGATGGTCACGCCTTCGGGGATCTCGCCAGTCTCCTTGATGTGCTCCTTCACCTCAGCCCAGCCTGCTTTTTTCGTCATCTTGACAGCAGACGGCAAATGTGCTTCACACCATGCCAGCAGCTCGTCCTCGTTTCTCTGGTAGTCCAGGCCGCCCGGCTTGCGGATCAGCTCTCCGCTGGGCAGGCTGTACTTCTCAATGCCGGTCTTAGTCACCCGGCGCTCCTGGGTGTCAAAATACTGCTGCAGCAGGAAGGTCATGTAGTCGATGGTGTCCTTTGTGCTGCTGCGGATCGCCTCCAGTTTCTGGCCATAGAAGGCCTCCCACTTTGCCAGCTCGGCCTTGGCCTCAGCGATCTTGCCCAGAGCCCATTCAGCCCTCTGGTCATCTTCGATCCTGAAGCTCTCGCGCTCCGGTTCCTGGAGCATAATTTCATCCTTAATCATTGACTTTTCCTCCAAATCGGCTCATAATAGCCGTAGCAATTATTTCCTTTGCCGCTTTCCGGTCTCGCACACCGGGGAGCGGCTTTTTTATGTCCGCAGTAAAATGCGAAACAGATTTGCAGGGTTCTGAGTCCCGCCGCAAAGTTGATGACTGACCACGTCATGCCAGCTCCAAAAGAACCAGACCATGAACACAAAAAACAGCGTCGTCAAGATCGTTTTCACGACCAGCTTGATCTCTTTATGGGTCACAGCTCCACAGCTCCTTTCAGTCGATAATTCCTGCTCCGGTCCTGCCGCAGACTGAATACCTTGGCCCGCTCGAAGATCCGCCCGCCAACTGCCTCGTCAATGTCCAGGATGTCGTCGATGGTGCATTCACTGGAAATGATGGTCAGCTTCTTGGGGTCGTTATACCGATAGTTCAGGATCTCAAACGCAACATTGATGTCTCCCGCCGTCGGCTTCTGAACCGTGCCGTCCTTCTCTTTCCCAGTCTTGAAAAGATCGTCGATGTAGAGAACCTCAACATTTTTGTAGGGAGAGATCAGTTCCATATATCTCTCATGATCGTTGACCGCCTGTTTGATCTGGACAACATCATCACGCCACAGCATGTACCGGACCTCCCGGCCACCCAGCAGGAATTCCCGGCTGATGGCGGTGCAGATGTGGGTCTTGCCGGCACCAGACTGGCCTCCAATGAAGAACCACCCGGACGGCTCCTTGGCATAGGCTTCAGCGGCATCTTTGATGGTCTGCTGCCAATCCTCGGTGGCCGTGAACTTCTCGAAGGTATAGTCCTTGATGATGTCCTTCAGGCCGGATCGCTTCATCTTGCGGATACAGTTGCGGATCACAGAACACTTACAAACCGAATTGTGCTGCCACCATTTCCCGCGGCTGTCCTGTTTCGCTTCGGCAATGAAGCCCTTGTTGAGACATATCTTGCAGTTGTATCCATCCTTTTCATCCAGATGGCCTGGGGTTTTGTTGTAGTCATCGGCTTTGAACTTCTCCCACTCTTCCTCGCTCTGAGGATTAGAGGTAAGTGCCATGTCGTTGACTCTCGCCAGGATCGCCTGTATTCCTTCCACCTTTTTCACCTCCATTCGGAACGAAGTTCTTGTCCAGGAAGTCCACATGGCCGGAATTAAAAAATGTGCTGCCATGCTGTGGCTGTCGCCATGAATCCTTTTCAAGATCCTTCAGATACCGCTCGATAGCCCGCTTGATCTCATCCAAGCCGATGGCGTACAGCTTTTTCTTCTGGGAATCGGAGACGCTGCCCTTACCCTTTTTCACAGGGTACAGCTTCCAGATCTCCTCAAAGAATGCGTCGATCTCTGCCTTTGTCGGCTTCTTTGTCGGTTCCGGCTCCCCCTCAGACTCCCCCTCTTTACTTAAAGACTCAGATGTAGATGAAGAATTAGAATAAGAATAAGAGGAATCACACGGCGTAACGTTATCCGTAACGTTACCGTTATCTTCATTTGACTCCATCAAAGCCTTCAGCTTTTTTCGTTCCCGAAACTTGGCTTGTCTCTCTCTGTTTCCCTCTCTGATTTTGTCAAGTCCGGCCATGTTCTGGTATTCCGCCCAGTTAGCCAGCATGAATACATCGTCAATGATCTCCACCATGCCCTCGTTTACAAAGAACTTCATGCACAGCTCCAGCTCATCGGTTTCCCGGTCGATCATGATGGCAATATCCTCCAGGCTGGAGTAGGGAATCTCTCTGGAATTGATGAAGGCCCCGGAATGATTGCACTTCCCGGCGAAGTCCATCAATTCAAACCAAACCGCTGTCAGCTTGTCCCTGAACTTCTCTCCGCCAATTTTGGCCTTCTTGATCCGCTTGAAGCTCTCGCCATCAAACATGCCGACCTTCAGCTTGATCCACTTCACATCGTTTGCCATTACCTTCACTCCGTATGTATAGTTCGTTCCGGCCGGAGCTTGTCCAGCCACCAGGGCAACAGCCCTGTCACTTCTTCAGCAGCGCCTCAGCTGCCTTGCGGATCCGCTTCATTCGGGCCTCCCGTTCCTGATCCGACAGAATGGGTGAATGGACCCTGACTGTCATATTCGGGTATGTGAAAATCTTGGGCTCCGCGTAAGTGTCTTGGGTTTTCATCCCAACTCTCCTTCCTGATGGAATAATTTATGCCCGCTCCGCTTGTCTTCATTCCGGATATTAGCTTAAAGCTAATTCATAGACCAAAAAAATTACCCAACGTTGAAGTTGATGTAATCGTAGGGTACGCCATAAAGGGCACAGAGCTTTTCGATCATGGGCTGTTTGGGAAGTGTACGACCGGATTCCCAGTTTCTGATGGTAGACAGGGCCACCTTCAGGATGGTTGCCACTTCTTCCTGGGTATATCCAGCGTTAACTCTGGCAGCAGCCAAAGTGATCTTGAACATCGCAAAACCTCCAATCTTCAAAGTGATTAGCTTTAAGCTAACTCCCATGGATAGGGTACTATATTCCCATAAAATTGTCAATAGCTTTTAGATAATTTTTTAGCGATTTTGATTTACTTTTAAGCTAATATGTAGTATTATTCTCGTATAGTTTGGGGGGTGAGATAATATGGCAACTTGGTCAAAAGAGGTGTTTGCACGAAACCTTAGAAGGTATATTGAGATCAGCGGAAAATCGCAGAAAGATCTTGCTAAGATTGTGGGTGTTTCCGCGCCGACCATGAACGACTGGATCAAAGGAAAAAAATACCCTCGAATAGATAAGATCGACATCCTAGCTGACTATTTTGGAATACTGAAGTCGGATCTGATCGAAGATAAAAAAGAAAAGCCCACCGAAGACGATGGACTTTCCGAAAATCAGCGATTACTTATCCAGTTTGCTCAGTCTGTTCCGGATGAGAAGGCTGCGATGGTTTTGCGAGTTTTGAAGTCGATTCTTGAAGATGACGAATAATTTTGTCGGCCTGCTCAGGCGTCAAACTGGATACTAATTGCACTAACTTCTCTTTATCGCTCATCCTGCATTCTCCTTTCATACCGGGGCAATAGTACGGATGTTCTAGTCCGTGGAAAAGGTATATCGACACAATCATACTATAGGATCTGTCCGATAAACAACCCATCAAATTCTGGCAATTCCATTCTACCTGAAGGGAGGTGATACATTTTGTCGAAAAACGTTGCTGTACATAATAAACCAGAGGAGATGAAAAACGTTGTACTACCAACAGAAAATTGATTTCACACCGGAAGAAACGCTTGACTATCTGCGTAAGTCCCGTTCAGATGATCCAAACCTGACCGTAGAAGAAGTCCTTGAAAAGCATGAAAAGCGACTGGATGACTGGTCGGAACAATACCAGGGCGCAAAGGTGCCGCCGGAGAATAAGCTCCATGAATTGGTTTCTGGTGAGACCATCGCTGACAGACCAAGATTCCAGGAACTTCTGAAGCGAATCGAGTCTCCAAAGATAAAGGCCGTGAAAGTTGTCGAAATCTCACGACTTTCCAGAGGAGATCTGGAGGACGCCGGCAGAATAATCAAGCTCTTCCGCTTCACCAACACGCTGATCGTCACACCTGAGCGGATGTATGATGTGCGCGACGAATATGACCGCGAACACGTTGAGCGTGAGCTGAAGCGCGGTAATGAATATTTGGAGTATACAAAAAAGATATTGAACGCCGGCCGGTTAAGCAGTGTGCAGGCTGGGAATTTCGTCGGGAACTACGCCCCTTACGGATACGACAGAACGGTTGTCATGGACGGGAAGCGCCGCTGCCCAACGCTGAAAATCAATGAGGAAGAAGCACCGTATGTCCGCATGGTCTTCGATATGTATGTCAATAAGAACCTCGGCCCGATCATCATTTGCAACAAGCTGGATGAAATCGGCGCCAAACCGCCAAAGGGTGAATATTGGTCGCCTGACACCATCAGAGGGATGCTGGCGAATGAGCACTACATTGGCAAGGTTCGATGGAACTGGAGAAAAACGATCACCATTGTTGAAGATGGCGAATACAAAAAAACCCGTCCGAAGAAAGACATTGGCGAATTTCTGGTGTATGAAGGAAGGCATGAGGCAATCGTTTCCGACGAACTATTCTATGCAGCCAGAGCAAAGGCCGGAAAGAACCCGCGCACAAAGCCGACCGTGAAACTCAGAAATCCTCTGGCCGGAATGCTCTTTTGCCGTTGTGGGCGCGCAATGACCCTGCGGTCCTATAAACACAGCGCAGAGGATCGGTTTTTGTGCAACGGTCAAACACACTGCAACACAGGATCCTGTATGGTAGATGAGATCATCGAGAGGGTCTGCGATGTGTTGGAGCAGTGCATTGAAGACTTTGAGATCCGCCTGCAGAACGACAACGGGGATTCTATCAAACTTCACAACAGCATGATAGAAAACCTGAAGAAAAGACTGAAAGCCCTGGAAGCCAAGGAATTGGCCCAGTGGGAAGCTCAGGCCAGTCCAGACGAAAGTTTGAGAATGCCTCCCCACATTTTCAAGCAGTTAAATGAAAAGCTGCTGCATGAAAAAGAAGAGATCAATCAGGCACTGTGCAAGGCTTACGAATCCATGCCGGAACCGGTAAACTATGAGGAGAAGCTGGCTCGATTCAAAGACGCGCTTGAAGCCCTGAAGGATCCCGAAGCCGACGTTGTAAAGCAAAACGCCCTTCTGAAAGAGTGTATTGATAAGATCGTCTACAGCCGGGATAAACCGGAGCGCAGAAAAAAGCCTGGAAAATATGTACGAAAAAAATTAGGTGAACCGCTGGATACATCCCGCGGGTGGACATCTCCCCCAATCGAACTTGACATCAAACTCAAGGTGTAGCAAGGGATTGCCTTTTGCTGCACTTCATATCCATCATCAGGGCGCGCATTCGTGCGTGCCAACGGTAATACTGGTCAGGCCACAGTAATTG